CCAATTTATAGTTCTAGAAAGAACCTCCACCTTAGATTACCAATCTAAGGCTGACATAGCAGTGGTTGAGTACCACCCGTACTTTTCTACTGTTTTCTTTCTAGACCGGGCCGCCAGATAACCGCTTTTCAGCGAACCTGGTTCCGAATGGACTAGAATTGAATCAATAGCTTTCTTTATCCTTACTCCACCTCCGTAACAAGTAACTAGACCTTTAACAGTCAGGTTACGAGTTAGTAGTTCAACACTACATTTATGAGCTCTCAACCATAAGGCGTACATTGCCTCATCATTACCGACAACCCCTAGGGGTTTATCGATTATGGTGAGGACTCTGTATCCTCGGGTAGTAGCATACTGATTAAGCGTTGAATGAGGGGAATTGAGGTAACCGTCTCCTTCTGAGTCGATGGGGCCTGCGTATTTTGCAACGGAATACTCACGAACTGCTGAGCGCCAGGCGGGTTCAATTCTCTTATCAAGAGAACTGTCCCCGCTAAGACGATAAGCAAAGCGAAGTAACCGATTACATAGACGAATAGCCTCCAAAGCATCGGAGGGGACGCACTTTTGGTAGAATGGTGTGACATCAATATTCCTAAAGAAGTGCTTCCCACATGACTCGTAGAAAACGCCACTCGTAAACGATTTTTCGCTGTTAAGCGTAAAACCGCAAAAGAGAAGCGTATCTGTAAGTAAAGGGGCCACGTCTTTTCGAACAATAAGATCATCACCAAACACGCCAACAGTGGACCAATATAGCAGATCCGACGCAGACGATGCCAAAGCCCAAAATATCAAGGACTCCAATTCAAACGTAAATGCGTTTCCCATTGAGGAAAACTTTTCCAATTGAACCGAAGAACCTTCAATTAAGGTGCTGTGACAACGAATGTCGTTTAGATATGTAAATACTGGTTCAGGCAAAAGAAGTTTCACAACTTCAATTGAGATGGTATCGCTTGCTGCCTCTAAATCGAGGGTAGCTAAATCAAGCTGTAACGCCATCCCGGCGAGAGCTTGATTGCGGGTTTGATCAGTTAGATCAATACCGACGTGTTGCAACTTAGCACGTATGTACTTGCCGACTCCCTGTTGGAGGAAGCCATTCATACGAGGTTCTTTTGCAATACAGCGATCCGTGAGTACGGTCTTTTTTACAGTGTCAAAAACATTATCCTCTAGCCCGTCATTATTAAATGACGTGATATCGGGGTTTTCGAGGCTAATCGCACGTAACCATTGACGGTCCAGTTTGATTGTCCTCAGAGCATGTTTCCATGCTCTGTCTGTACAAGATAAAGGGAGCTTAGTCATTTTAGTGTCAACGTACGCCATAGCACCGGATAAATCCGATGTAGCGCCGTTTCCCCATGAGCATGCCCTGTATGCTAGATCTTCTGAGAAGTCTGCTAATAAGTTTCCTATTTTCCGTTGAGCGAGGTGAATAACCTCATTAACGCGAACGTTGGTGGGTGAAACCGCCGATCGAGAATACTTACGCAGCCTTTCATTAGTGCTAGCACATTGGGATTCAGTCCGATTGAACTGACTGATAGCTTCTTTTCGAGTGTCGACTACAGCAGGTAATCCATCCGCCTTACGGAGGAAGGACGTGACCGCGTAGTCGACGGCAAACTCGTCGGGAAGCTCATACTCTAATGGATGCACTTTAAACCTTGCAACTTGCGCCCACTCGTTATTTTTAACAAGTAGCCATAGTTTTAAGGAGCGAGGTGTATCCACGCCCTTACAGAAGGCAAAGACGACTCTTTGTAACCGACCGATGTCGTTTCCGTTTTTCATGATTAAGGGACTTTATTGCTTACCAGGTTGGAATCTGGGATTCAATAAGGTCAACCACTTGGACATTGCCCAAGAGGTTAGCCACGTACTTGCGAATATCTTTACGATCTTGCAAGTTACCGCGGTCCGAAGTCACGAACGAAACTTCAACAGCAGGAACATATGCCACCCGAGGTGGGGGCACCATTCCAGCGTCGTTTGTGGAGAGAGTCTCCAGCTTCGGGGTCTTGATTCGCAAGTCCACGCGCCAGGACCGCTGACCGGCATTGCCGTTCATGGTTCCGGTGCGTCGACCACGGATTTCGATGCGATTGAAACCAAGCGGTGTTGAAGCCGATTGATCTTCAAAAGCAAAGAAACCGTCCTTTTGCGGACCAATGGGGAGAAAGGTATGATTCACTGGCGTAGCCAGCGCATCTGCCAAAACGATTGAGACGGCTTGTGCCATTTTAATGTTCCGATGAAAAAGATTGTGAATCGATAGTAAAGATCAGCGATACTTGTTAACGAACCTGTCGATACGGGTTGCGTTAACTGCTAGTAAAGCTGCAGCGTTTAACAGTCTACTCGCAGTGAGCACAGGCCTAAATACAGGTCTACTTGGCGTTGGATAACTTGTTAAGAGAGATCTATTCATAGTAACTTTACGGGAATATGCTTCCATCTCTTCAAAAAGAGCGGGTTGCTTAAAACCGTAAGTTCTGAATAGATTCTCACTACGAGTCGTCCTAGTTACGTAGCCTGAAACAAAGGTGTGCCCATGAGTGTAGGCTGTTTCCGTGGAACGAATCCATCCTCCGACATCGACGAACCAGTCGACGACAAAGGAGAACGGAGTCAATTCCCATGCAATAGAAGCCGGGTTAAGGCTTGTAATGCGAGCCAATTGGTCTAAGCGCGTTTTCTCTAGTGGGGCGATAAGGCATTTGATTCGAGCACGCTGCGAATAACGATGTTCACGTTTAGTGTTCGCGTTAATCGTAGTAATACCCGAAGCTACATCCTTACCGGTCCCAGTTAGATACATCGCACCAAACTTCTTGGGTTGACAGAACTCCTTACCTAGATCTGTTATGGTAGACGCCAGAGGCATCCAACCATAAACATATTCCAAGCGCTTTTCAGCAATATACCGGGCGAGTTTACGCGCACGTTTGTCATACCATTGCTGGTTGTCATTCATGCGTATATCTCTACCTGGTCCCTTGCCGTTTGCACGACGTCGTATACGACGTCGGGAGTTCCTATCTAGCTTATCGATGGCGCCTCCAATTGAATTAAGCTTCTTCGCGAGAGATTCAATCCCCCGTTTACGAATATTAATCATATCAGAAACCTGTTTCCATTGTGCTAGATCAATGGAAAGGTCCAATGAGCCTCGTACTTTCTCGTTGAAGTCAGACAATGCCATGTTATAGGCAAAGTTAGACGGCGATAGGTGCAAGACTTGCATGGATAGGTTTGTATGCCATCCCTCTATGGTGTAGCGCGGCCGAGAGGTCCCTAAAAAGAACTCAATACGAGTTCCATTAAAGGCCCGACTGCTGACGATAGTATATCTGTGAGGGTTAGGATCACGCTTATTGCCATTGACCGTATATACGCCCGAAATAGTACGCTTGATAGTACCAACACCTGTTGTGGTGATGGTATCACTAGTTACTATTCCTGCATATGTATAGTTAATGCGTCTGAATGATCCGACACTTTGCTCACTTTTATTTGATATCGGCATAAATCACCCGAGGTTTTAGAGACCCCCTGATTTTCTTTTAGGAGTCCGTGTTAAGCCCGTTTACCGACATAATGAACACTGTAAGGCGTTCAGAATTAAGGTACTCGTGCAATTAGAAGGCAAGCCGTGATAATAAGTCCAAGTGGCCGCAGAAGTATTTGTTTTCAAATACAGCTGTCCACAAAGGAGTACTAAAACGGAGTCTTCTAAAGCGTTCAAGAACTTATCAAACCATGTTTTAAGTGGTAAGATAGGTTCCTTGTGCGTGAAACGGACTCCCTGAGAATTCAG